CCTGTCTTTCGTTCCTGTATTTCCCCGAGGACAGCCGTACAGGCCCTACAAGGCCCCTGCAAGGGCCAGGAGAGCCAAGATAAAACCTAATGGCTACCAAACCTAACCAGCCGCGTACTGGGGCAACTAGACCACGCCTAGAAAACACACCGCTAAAAGGCATAACCCGAGGCGGCGAGGTCGCGCAGCTTGCCGAGGATATCGGCCTGCCTTTATTGCCCTGGCAAAGCTATGTACTTAACGATCTACTAACAATAGATAAAAATAAGCAATTCATACGCAAGACTGCGCTAGTTTTATGTGCTAGGCAAAACGGTAAGAGCCATCTAGCGCGTATGCGGATATTAGGGGGCTTATTCTTATTTAACGAGCGTAACCACGTCATTATCTCTAGTGCTAGGGCTATGGCCTTAACTACCTTTAGAGAAGTAGTAGATGCCATTGAGGCCGCACCGCAGTTAAAGGCACAACTAAAACAGGTCAAATACACTAACGGCTCTGAGGCTATTATCTTAAAAAGCGGGGCCAGGCTTGATGTAAAAGCGGCTACCCGTGATAGCGCTCGCGGCGCTACCGCCGATTTTCTATTCATAGATGAGCTGCGTGAGGTAGATGAGCTTGCCTACAGCGCAGCTTTACCAGTTACTCGAGCTAGGCCTAACGCGCAAACACTATTAGCTAGCAATAGTGGGGATGCCTTTAGCACTACCCTTAATGACCTACGCGAGCGCTGCCTATCGCACCCGCCCGAGTCTATGGGCTACTACGAGTACAGCGCGCCGCAGTTTGCAGCCTTAACAGATCGTAAGGCCTGGGCTATGGCTAACCCTGCCCTGGGTGTCTTAATTACAGAGGCCTCAATAGCTGAGGCTTTGACTACTCAAAGCACCGAGCAGTTTAGGACAGAAACGCTATGCCAATGGATCGACAGCCTGCAAAGCCCCTGGCCGCACGGCAGCGTTGAAGATGCCAGCGATATTAACCTGAGTATGGCCCCTGGGCCTCTTACAGTCTTTGCCTTTGATGTTAGCCCGAGCAGGCGCGATGCTAGCCTGGTTATGGGTCAGATATTGCCTAATGGCAAGATAGGCGTAGCAGTCCTTGAAACCTACAGTTCGCAAGTGGCAGTAGATGAGCTAGTCATAGCTGCAAGTGTTAAAAAATGGTGCGATATGTACTACCCGCGTGTGGTGTGCTATGACAAATACACTACGGCCTCGATAGCCCAGCGCTTGCAGATGTCAGGGGTACAAACCCGCGATGTATCAGGGCAGAGCTTTTATACTGCCTGCTCAGATTTCCACGATGCCCTTACTAATGACAGGCTGCGACATAGCGGCCAGGATCAACTCGTACAACAGATGAGCAACTGCGCAGCTAAAACTAACGATAGTAGCTGGCGTATTGTGCGCCGTAAATCTGCAGGGGCCGTAGATATACCTATCGGTTTGGCTATGGTAATTCACGTATTAGCTCAGCCTGTATCTGAGGCTAAGGTTTATAGTTAGACACGCCGAGCCTGTGCATAACCTTTTATCTGTGGATAACCTATAATGCGCCCTATGGGTCTATTACAAACTTTAGGCATATCTAAAAAAGATGTAACCGCCCAGCTAGCCCCACCCCTAATGAACCAGGGCTATAACGCAGGTGTATACAGTTATGGCGGCTTATACGGCAGCTCTACAGGTGCCCCGTTTATGGATCGTTATATTGCTTTGCAAGTACCTAGCGTTGCACGATGCCGTAACTTAATTGCAGGTGTTATCTCCAGTATAGATTTAGAGTTATACAAAAAATCTACAGGGGCAGAATTAGAAAGCCCGTTATGGTTAGAGCAGCCTGATATGCGCCAGCCTCGTAGCGTAACTATTGCATACACAGTAGATAGCCTTTTATTTTATGGCGTTGCTTATTGGCGCGTTACTTCATTATATGCCGATGATGGCAGGCCGTCGGGCTTTGAGTGGGTAGCTAATACACGCGTTACAGTTCAGACTAACCAAGATGGTACAGAGATACAGAACTATAGCGTTAATGGTGTTGTGACACCTATGGCAGGTATTGGCAGTTTAGTAACGTTTCAATCTTTGCTACCTGGCGTATTAGAAACTGGCGCGCGCACAATACAGAGCGCGTTGGACGTACAGAAAGCGGCTAGTGTTGCAGCTGCTACTCCTATGGCTACAGGATTTATTAAAAATAGCGGTGCTGATTTACCTGAGGCACAAGTTAGCGGCATCCTTGCAGCTTGGAAGGCCGCGAGAGCTTCACGATCAACGGCTTATCTCACTAGCACTCTCGATTATCAGACCGTAGGCTTTAGCCCTAAAGATATGCTTTACACAGAGGCAAGCCAGTACCTAGCTACAGAGATAGCGCGTTTAATGAACGTACCTGCATATTACATAAGCGCGGATATGAATAACTCTATGACATATCAAAATATATTAGATGGCCGCAAAGAGTTTGTAGCATATTCTTTGCAACCGTTTATTAGCGCAATAGAAAACCGTTTATCTATGGATGATATAACACGGCACGGCAATATCGTACGCTTTGCTATTGATGAAACTTTCTTACGCGCTGATACTGCAGCTCGACTAGATGCAATAGAAAAAATGTTATCTTTAGGTTTAATTGATTTAGAGCAAGCGCAAAGTATGGAGCAACTAAGCCCTATGGGCCTTAATGAAGGGGCAAGTAATGATCTTAACGTTTAGCGGAGTAGTACAGGCCGTAGATGCAGGCGAGCGCCGAGTTATCGCTGGGAAGATAGCGCCCTACGATGGTGAGGTAGGTTATACAAGTGCGGGCAAAGTTGTATTTAGTAAAGGATCAATTACTGCAGCTAATCCCGATAAAATTAAATTGTTAATGTCACACGATAATAGCCAACCTGTAGGGCGTATGATTTCGATACAGTCTGCAGAGGATGGCCTTTACGCTAGTTTTAAGATAAGTAGTAGCACACGCGGTAACGATGCAATTTTGCTAGCCCAAGAGCAACTAATGGACGGCCTTTCCGTCGGGGTTGAAGTGACAGCCTCGGAGCCGAAAAAAGGTTATCTCTTGGTGACGGCGGCTACTTTGCGCGAAGTTTCGTTAGTCGAGGCCGCCGCCTTTCCAAGTGCCGCCGTGCAAAAAATTAGCGCTGCAGAGATGGCAGATATAGAAGCTGCTAACTCTATGAGTGTTAAAACAACAGTAAGTAGCACCACAATAAACCAAACAACAACCGAAACCGAAACCGAAACAGAGAGCGAGGCCGCTGTGACTACAGCCCCCGATACAACAACTCCCGATGCAACTGCAGAGGAGTCTACGGCTGCACCTACAGTAGAGGCAGCTCGTAAGATTATCCGACCAAGCGCGTTAGATTCACAGCGCGTACGTACACCTATTGTAAATATGGGCGCATACACAGAGCATAAAATTAAAGCAGCTCTCGGTAACGAGGACTCTAAACTTTATGTAACTGCAGCTGATGATGATTTCAGTACAAATCCTGCATTTTCGCCGACACAATACTTGAGCGAGTTTCCAACTAACACACGTTTTGGAACGCCATCTATTGATGCCTGCTCGCGTGGCACCCTGCCTGCAAGTGGTATGACAATCAACGTACCATCTTTAGTTACGTCAGCTGGCGGTAAATCAGGTGTTGCACCTGTTGTAACTGTCGAGGCCGAAGGCGGAGCCGTACAAAATACAGGTATGGTTACAGAGTATCTAAGCGGTACAATTAGCAAGTACTCAGGTATGAATACTTTGAGTATTGAGCTCCTTGAGCGCAGCGATCCTAACTTTTATTCTGAGCTCACACAGCAACTACAAAATGCGTACTTGAAAACTCTCGATACTACTGTAAATGCGGCCCTCGTGACTGCGGGAACTTTAGCTACAACTGCACAGGCAGCTACAAGTGCAGGCATTATTGGCTTTACCTCAGAGGCTTCACGCTTGGTATATGAGGCTACTGGTTACTTTGCTAATAACTATATTGCTAACGGATCACAATGGCAGCTACTACTCGGTGCTGTTGATTCAACAGGCCGCCCAATTTATTCAGCCGCTAACCCGATGAATAATGCAGGTAACGTAATGAATAATTCTATTCGAGGTAACGTACTTGGGCTTGATCTTTATGTTGATAAGAACTTTGCAGCTACTACTACAGTAGATGATTCAGCAATTATCTTGGCACCTGAGGCTTTTACGGTGTACCAGTCACCTACTGCCTATATGTCTGTAAATGTTGTATCTAACCTACAGGTACAGGTAGCCATCTATGGCTATATGGCAACTATTGCCAAGATGCCTAAGGGTATTATTCGTTACAACTTCACCTAAGCAATAACTCAATAGTGGGTAGGGCATATTTAGCCCTTTGCCCTACTCACCTAACGTAAGGAGTACCGATATGCCTGCTACATACGTAACAGCCGCTACACTTAAAGCTAGCCTCGGTGTCGGTACTCTTTACGATTCTTACACTTGGATAGAGGACACCTGCCAGGCAGCTCAGGATTTAATTAACGGCTTTTTATGGTTTGATAACACGCCTGTAGTAGGCACAGCTTTAGTATCTAATGTTGCTACAGTTATGCTAGCCAACCCTGGCATATTTACTACGGGCCAATCTGTAACTATCGCTGGGGCTGGCTCTACCTTTAACGGCACATACACCATTACGGCCACTATCCCGTTTAGCACAGGCACTAGCAATATCCTGCCAGCTTTCAATATGCAGCTTAACTACTGGCAATTCCCGCAGGGTTATAGCTTTATCCAATATGCCAAAACTGCATCGGATCAAAACTTTAGGCGCGTACTGCCATACGGCACGGCTACAGGCGATGATTTGAAAAGTGCTACATACGCAAATACGCCAGCCATAAATGCTGCGGCACTTATCCTGGCTGAAAATATATGGACAGCGCGCTTTAGCACACAAAACGGCGGCACAGGCATAGATGGATATAGCCCTAGCCCGTTTAAGATGAGCAATACTTTAATAGCATCTATTAGGGGCTTGCTAGCAAACTATCTTAACCCTAGCGCTATGGTCGGCTAGATGACTGCCGCAATTACCACACTACGCAGCACTATAGCTGCAGCTTTAACTAGCTCGGCTTGGTCTACCTCGGCTTATCCTTTAAGCACGGTACTGGCTAACAGCGTGACGGTGGCCCCAGCCGATCCATACATTACACCTACCAATAATTCACGTGCAACTATATCGCCTATGGCTAATTTTAAGATTATTATGGTTGTGCCTATGTTTGATAACCAGGCAAACTTTATAGGCATAGAAGATATGAGCGTAGCCGTATTTAATTTATTG